CAGAGGGAATGTCAAAACGGTAACTGTGATGGGAGAAACTTAAGTGAAAAGGTCTTCGGACAGGGGTTCGATTCCCCTCAGCTCCATTTAAAAACCCGCGTTTTTACGTGGGTTTTTAAATTTCATGACGTATTCATGACGTATTTGCTTATTTCAATTTGCTTTTTCTTCTTCTTTTTCCATACCTACAATACGATTGAAATAGTTATCCATGATACTGTCTGCTTGTACACGGCCTGCGTCAAAAGTGCTTTGATAGATATTTTTCATGACCGCCGGTGTCTTCCAGCCGCCACGCTCCAGTGCGTATTTTTCAGGTATATTCAGAAGAGACATGACCGAAGCGTTTACGTGTCGGAGATCATGGAAGGTCATGTGTGGTAGATCGTTCTTTTCTAAAAGCCGTACCCAGCGGCAATATATGGCGTGACCAGAGAGAGTGATTAGCTGATCGCTAGGGGCAGATTCAATCAGACCCATTATGTATTCAGGAATCTCCAGATACCGGTTTCGCTTCTTTGCTTTTGGAACACCTTTAGTAATCGTCTTACCAGCCACATCGACAACCACATCCTTTATACGCAGATACTTTCCTCCGATAATAGATTTTGATTTAGTTAAACCCCGTAACTCTGATAGAGAGAAACTCAACCACATAGAGAGGAGGGCAGGCAATTCAATTTCTGTTCCCTTAACTATTTCATATATAATTTCCGGTGGAAGCAATTCTGCAGATCTGATTTCGACGGTGGGAAGTGTTACATCATAGATGAATTCTTTCCGGTATTTTTTCAGTGTGGCTGATACAAGTCCAAACGCATTTTTAACGGTCTTTGGGCTGAGTGTGCCATCACCAGTGGGTCGGCTGCGGGCCTTACGCTGGGTTTCCTCATTTATTGCTCTTTGCAGCATATTTTCAGTAATGTCAACTAATTTTACATTCATGAGACTCTGGAAGTTGGTTTTCCGGATGCGCTTATATCCATGTATTGTCGTAGGAGATAAGACTGGTTCAGAGAGTTCAATGTACTGGTCCATAGCTTCCCCTAAAGAGATATTTAATGTCCTTTGGGTTTCTTTCTTCCGATTTGCAATAAATTCAGCAGCAAGACGCTGTGCCTCTCGTTTAGTTGGAGCAGTAAAAGGCTTATAGATTTTCTTTCCGTGATCGTCGGTGTGACTGTAAACGCGTACACGGGCATTGCCAGAGGGCAGAGTTTCAGCTTTTTGCATAGTGTATCCTCCTTTTTGGGTATAAAAATAACAGGGTCACTCTTGACCCTGCCCGCCGAAGATGGTACACTATTACTGATTGCGTAGTGCCGTCTTTGGCGGGCTATGTTGGCCGCTCTGGTGTTGGTAGCACTGGGGCGGTTTTTTATAAAAAAGTAAGTGCAAATTTATTAGTAACTGTGTTACGATTTTTAGTTATATCGCGGAAATTTTATAACACGATCTCCTAGTTCCCCTCCTTAGTATTTTTGTCTATTTTCGACTACTTTGCCGATAATCTTTACGGGCTTATTTTCTATTTCTTCGTTAGTAAAATACATGGGTTCATAAGCAGGATTAGTAGGCATAAGGCGAATACCATCGGCATATTTCAAGAGTTTTTTACAGGTGGCGTCACAACCATTTACTATTGCTATGACAATATCGCCACTTTCAGCATCATTTTGCTGCCTTATAATAACTACATCGCCTTCACAAATTCTAGGTTCCATGCTGTCCCCTTTTATTTGTAGACCGAAGAAATCGCCAGTTAATGCCATTTGCTGAGTGATTTCTTCGGTGTCAATAATGTTTTCCACGGCTTCAATGGGAACACCAGCAGCAACTCTTCCAAGAACATTGATTGTTACAGCCTTTCTTTTCAGGTGTGCATTCACAGTTAAAGCCTGATCACCATCTAACATAGCAAGTAAGTCGTTTACATCCATCCTCATAGTAGCAGCTATCTGCTTAATTGTTTCAAGAGATGGCGCTAAGGGTTTTCCTGAACGGGGATTTTCTCCTTTTTCTAACATAGATATATAACCTTTACTCAGACCGGCCAGTTTACCAAATGCTTCCATGCTCATTCCGGTTTCATCTCTATAATTCTTAACTATATCGCCAACCTTCATGTATTTCCCCTTTCGTGATGTTTAGTATATTATACAGGGAAGCGGAAAAAAAGTCAATAAAAATGTTTAACATGCTTGACAATAAATGTTTAACATGCTAAACTATGAGCGTGACACGGAAACATCTACAAAATACAGAAAGGAGGTTAAGATGGGGTATAATATTAAAGAATTAAGAGAGGAACTTGGTATGTCTCAGGAAGATCTTTCAACTAAAGCCGGGGTCTCAAGAACTATTATTTCCGGACTGGAAACTGGAAGAATAACGGTGACTACTACGGAAACATTGAAAAAGATTTCAGCAGCTTTAGGGAAAAAAATCGGTGATATTTTTTTTTGATCAAGAAGTTTAGCATGCTAAACTTCTTGCCGGAGTAGAGCAAGCAGGAGGTGAGAAGATGCCGAAAATTCCTCTCAGTGAGGAACAGAAAAAAGATGATTTGTTTCGGGGCTATCTTAAATTCCACATGGAAACAGAGCATCTGGATAAAAGACGACTTGCAGAAAGAACGGGTATAAAATATTCAACTTTATGCGAGCGTTTAAGAGCGCCGGGTACGTTTAAGAGGGAGGACTTAATATCAATTTTCAAGGTTTTAAAGTTTACCACAGAAGAAAAGGGGGCGATATGGTGAAAAAAGCAATCCGTGAGGCTGTCATCGTGCTTAAAATCATTACCTATCTTACAGCCTGGCTGCTCGTCATCCTGATACTGTACAGGCGGAGTACGCCGGTGGCGGCCCTGGTAGGAATTGGGCTGTATGTCACAAACACATTAGCCATAGTGAGAGGTAGCTAAAATGGAAACGAAATTCAAGAGCAGAGTATACACTGACCGCCCCGCTTATGCGGATTTTGACGCACCGCATAAATTTGAGGCCATTAAAAGCATAATCGCGAAAAGATTGTATCAGCACCCAAACGCCATGTGCTCCTATTCCGGTGGGAGTGACAGCGACATCATGCTACACCTGATTGAGACGATGCGCAAAACACTCGACCTCCCGCCCATCCAATACTGCTTTTTTAACACTGGACTTGAGATGGACGCGATAAAACGTCATGTCCGTGAGATGGAGGCAGAGTACGGAGTCACAATCACCGAGCACCGACCCAAAAAGGGCATAGTGCAAGCCACGCGAGAGCATGGACTGCCATTTATGTCAAAGATTGTTTCAAGCGGACTGGAGGGCGTTCAGAAGAAAAACATCCCGCTGTCAATTGCTGCGGAATACGCGAACGCAGAGGACAAGGCGGCAAAGCGGGCGGAACTTCGCGAACGCTACCCAAAGTGCGAATCAATAATTAACTTTCTGTGCGGGTGCAATTCCGCAGGGGAGCCACGACCAGATATCCAACTCGTCATCGGCTCGTCTAAGTATCTGCTTGACTTCGTTATTGAAAACCCAATTCCTTTCAAAGTCAGTAACAAATGCTGCGACTACTGCAAAAAGCAAGTGGCACACAGCGTGCAAAAGCCGTTTGACATGATAATCACGGGAGAGCGCCGGGACGAGGGCGGTATGAGGTCTGTCCCGCGCAAGGATAATACATCAATGTGCTTTTCCGAAACGGCTGACGGGAAATACAGGCTCCGACCCCTGTTTTATGTGTCGGACGCGGATAAGCAATGGTACAAAGATTACTACAAAATCCGCTATTCGGACGCCTATGAGGTGTACGGCCTACGGCGTACAGGCTGTTGCGGATGCTCTATATCGGCGAAAGCGGTAGAGGAGTTGGAAAAGATACGGCCCTTTGAACCAAATTTGGTAAAGGCCGCGTGGAACGTGTTTGGTGACAGCTATAGATACCGCCAGCAGTACAACGAGTACAAGGTGATTAGACGGAACAAGGAGGTGAGAGCGAAATGAACAGATACGGAAACAAAGCCGGGATCCGGTATACAAAGAGTAACCAGATCTTGCACATAGTGCTGGGGCGGTGGGAGCTGCTATTTGGCCACAGGTTTGCTATTTTGCGTAACAGCAAGACATGCACAAGCCGGTGGCTGGGAGAAGGAAAATAGGCTCCGTGCTGCAACACGAGAGCCTAAAGAAAAAATATTTACACCTTCATTATAGAGCGGAATTGGAGGAAGTGCAAGTGAAACAATTTTCTAATGAGGCTAAAAAAGTTATCAAAGCATTAGAGATACTGCTTAAAGCTAATGAAACAGACTCAGATACAGGAGGTGCGCCATGAAAATGGCAATGAAGGACGGTCAGATCCTAATTAAAGAGGCGGATCAGAACCAGTTTATGGTGATTAAATCCTGGAATAAGATGAAGTGGAAGCGTGGCGAACAGATGTTGGTCGGCACCGCGGATCTGGAGCTTTTAAATAAGCTGGCTGGGCTGATCCGTTTGCCGCAACCGATCGAGCAGCAGCGCCAGCATCTGATCGCTATTCAGGGGAGTGTCAACGCTGAAAGGATGAATCCTAACCCGGTCCCCTTGGTGACGTACCCAGTGAAGCTAAAATTATTCCAGCATCAGGTGCGCGGTGCCAACATGGCCATGATAACCTTCGGGCTTGTATGTCCGAAGAAGCTTTGCAGGGAATGTGGCTGCCATATGGATGCGGAAGTTGAAAGCGATATTTGTGAGTGCTGCCAGGATGATCGGAGGGGCTGATGAGGAAATTAAAGAAAGCGCCGCGGGCAAAACGAAACTGGACACCGGAGGAGGAAGCTTATCTCTCTGATAAGTGGGGCGAAATGTCAGTTTTAAACATTGCAAAGAAGCTTGGCCGCAGCGACAATGCGGTAGTTGTGAGGGCGCAGCGTTTAGGACTGGGAGCCCATCTCGAATCAGATACCAGAATCAGTGTAAACCAGCTTATGCTGACGCTCTTTGGCGGAGTTGCTCTGGGGGCATACACCAGAGATCGGTATATTCGTTATGGCATGCCGGTTAAGAAACATCGGGTAAAGAACAACACTTTCCTGGTCATTGATATCCCGGAATTCTGGAAATGGGCAGAACAACACAAAGATATCCTGAATTTTGCTTCATTTGAAGCCTTTGCGCTGGGGCCTGAGCCCGCTTGGGTAAAGCAAAAGCGGAAGCTGGATGTGGAGCGTCACCGGGCAATCGGACCACATAATGCCCCCTGGACGCAGGCGGAGGACGGTAAGTTGATTCGAATGCTGTCACAGCATCGGTTTACATATGAGCAGCTGGCCGCCGAACTGAGGCATACAGAGGGTGCGGTTAAACGGAGGATCTATGATTTGCAGTTAACGGAACGGCCGATCAGGTCACCGAGTAAACCATGGACGCCCGAAGAGGAAGAAATACTACTTCAGATGATGGAGCAGGGTTACCGGTTTGAGAATATTGCGAAGTCCCTGGGACGGACTGCACTTGGTGTGCGAGGGAAATATGAACGGTTGCAAAATCCGGAGTATATTAGGCGATACCATCGAGAGCGCCGTGAAGGCTTTGAGGCCACCGCTGGAAAGGATTATCTTGGGCTGCGCGATATCCGACCGGAAGAGATCCGGGATAATATCCGAAGGAGGGAGGCTGAATTTTATGAGATCCTTTGAGGAAGTAATGAGCAGCTATGACATCCGGCCGGCGCCGGAGGAGTTGTGCGCGGTGCTTTACGATTATGATCTGCTTCGACTGCAGGTACAATCGCTGATTCGGCATTTTAAGACACCGACCGATGCGATCAGGCCTGGAATCTGCCCGAATTGCAAAAAAAAGATTGATGAAGGTGACCGGTATTGCCGGATCTGTGGGAAGCATTTGTCGACAGAATATCGGATTCGTAAGAATTCGAAGACCAGAGAGAAAAAGGGGAGGAGGAAAAGAAAGCCTAAATATGGATATTCATAAAGGGTTCGGTTTTTTATTTGAAATGGGTTGCGGCAAGACCTTGACAACTATCGCAGTTGCTGGCGCTGCTTATCTCGCCGGCGCAATCAAAAAGGTAATCATTGTGGCCCCGACATCGGTCTGCAGTGTCTGGCCGAAAGAATTTGAAGAGTATGCCGATTTCCCGTATGGCATTTCGATCCTGCTTGGTACAAAGGATAAACGGATTAAAGCCCTTCGGGATCTGGACTGCTTCCCGGTTGCCGGTCTGAAGGTTGCCGTGATTAACTATGAAAGCGCCTGGCGGGAAGGGATCTTCGAAGCACTCATGGATTGGGATGCGGATCTGATCGTAGCCGACGAGAGCCAGCGGATCAAGACGCACGATGCAGAGCAGAGTAAGGCGCTGCACAAGATTGGCGATCAGGCCAGGTATAAGTTAATCCTTTCCGGGACGCCGGTGCAAAACAATGCCATTGATATTTTCAGTCAGTATCGTTTTATGGATGCTACGGTGTTCGGCAAAAATTTCTATCAATTTCGGAGCCGGTACGCTATATTAGGCGGCTTTAACCAGCGTCAGATCGTAGGCTACCGGGATTTGGATCAGCTGATACAAAAAGAGCATTCCGTTGCTTACCGGGTTACAAAGGAGGAGGCGCTGGATCTTCCAGAGCAGACATTCCAGACGCGTTACATACAGATGGGACAAAAGGAGAAATCGCTTTATGACCGGATCAAGCGGGACAGCTTCGCTGAGATGGAGAGCGGCGGACAGCTTACTGCAGCGACAGTCCTTACCAAGTTACTTCGGCTGCAGCAGTTCACCGGAGGATTTGTCCAGAAAGATGATGGTATAAAGCCCGAACAGATCAGCTCTGGCAAGGTTGACGCCCTTGAGGATATCATCGATGACTATGTTTTGACAACAGGCAAGAAGCTTGTGATCTTCGCCCGGTTCCGGCCGGAACTTGGTCTGATTGAGCAGATGCTAAAGAGGAAAAAGATCCGGTATGGGATGATTTACGGTGACGTCAAGCTGGAGGACCGAGGGGAGATCGTTAAGGACTTCCAGACCAACCCCGGGACAATGGTCTTCCTTGCACAGATTGATACGGCTGGCCTCGGGATCACGCTGACGGCGGCAGACACCTGTGTGTATTATTCTGTTAATTTTAACTATGCGGCATATAGCCAGAGCCTGGCGCGGATCCATCGCATAGGACAGCGAAACCGCTGTACATATATTCACCTTGTTATGGAAAAGACCGTGGATGAACAGATCCTGAAGGCACTGGCTAAAAAAGAAGACCTGGCAAAGACCGTGGTCGATACATGGAGGGACTATTTTTAATGGATATTATGGGAAAGATTGACCAGTATGCTCTATTGATTCAGCAAAAGGAGCAGCTGGCAGATGCGACAAAGGCAAACAACATTGAACTTGAGACAGTGAAACAGGAGCTCTACGCCATGATGGTGGACGCAGACTGTGCCAGCATCTCAAGAAACGGCTTCCGGTATAGCCTGCAGGCCAAGACCTGTTATGGGAAGATTGGGGACGAGAAGCTTCAGGAAGCAGAGATTGATTTCTTTGAGGTTCTCCGGGAAGAAGGCCTGGGGGATATTATCAAGGAAACGGTTAACCCCAGAACCCTGCAGTCCACTATGAAGGCCTACGTAGAAGAGAATGGGGCCTTGTCTGAGGAATTGGCAGAATGCATCAGCGTCTATGATACTTTTGATATCGCAAAGAGAAAAGAGACCAATAAGGCTCTTAAAAATTAGGAGGATATACAATTGAGCGATTACGAACAGATGGAAATGGAGTTTACCCTTCAGAGAGATCGGGACCTGAAGGGTAACGTAGGAATCTGCGTAGATTTTGACCACCATGAGATTATGGCAGATATGCCGGCAGCAGTGCGGAACCGCCATGAGGGATATGGTATTGCAGCAGAGCATTTTGCCAAGCTGCAGGCTTGTATGAAGATGGCAAATGGTGATATGCAGACTTACCTGAGGCTGATTCCGAATGGAGAAAGCGGCTGTATTCAAACGGCCGGCACGCTTTACAATTCCGCGCTGGAAGTAGCTGCCGCTGCCATACGCCTGGCTTCGCAGGCAAAGCGAATAATAAGCGATCTGTATGGCACTACGCCGCTGGAGGAATACACTGCCGGCACGGACGAAGAAGGTTTTGAGGAGTTGGAAGAGATTGAGGACGGGGAACCCGCAGAAGACATTCAGGATGATGAAGAAGAACAGGAGGAGGCACACAATGGCAAAGAATGAAATTGCAGTAGTAAATAATTTTGATCTGGTAACGATCAGCGGTGATTTGGCAGAGGCTATCAAAGAGGAGATGGATGGTCTTGGCAGTATTGCATTCGACAAGGTAAAGATCCCTTCCGGGGGAGGCCTGGCTTTCGAAATTCCCGGTGAGGACGGTGAGGAGGGAGATGTAGAAAAGACCATTACCGGAATTATTCTGGACCATCACCCGGCGAATGCGTATTGGGAGGATAAGTTCTCTGGCGGTAACGAGCAGCCGAACTGCTCCAGCTTTGACGGGAAACAGGGGCTAAATAGAGATACCGGAGAACTCAGGTCTTGTGAGGACTGCCCGAACAACCAGTTCAGGACGGATGGTGCCGGCAAGGCTTGTAAGAACGTGCATCGATGCTACATCTTAAGAGAAGGTAATCCGGTGCCGTTGATCCTCACCCTGCCGCCGACCAGCCTGAAGTACTTAAGGGATTACCTTGGGAAACGAATCTTGATGAAAGGCATGCGCTGCTATGATGCTGTAACAACTATTGGGTTAAAAAAAGAAGAGAGCGCCGAAAAGATTACTTATTCCAGAGCAACCTTTTCCTTTACCGGAAAAATCCCGGAAGCACAGCGTACGGAAGTGATAGGGATGGCAAAGTTCATCAAAGATAATTACCGTAAAGCAATCGGTTTGGATGACAGTGATTACAATCCCGGTTCCGTTGCAACAAGCAGTGCTCCCGGCGCCGATGGGGAGTTTATGCAGGTCAGTGATGCGCCGGAGAATTTACCGTTTGTATAACAGCACAGGGAGGGGCGTTTCCCCCTCCCTAAAATAAAACCAAAGCAATGGAGGGCTTGATATGCATAAGACCTATATATGCAGCCGCTTTCGCGCATACACGCCGGAAGAACGGCAGTTTAACATAGATGTAGCAAGATATTTCTGTAAAGTTGTGATAGACAGAAGTCCCAGTGAAATACCAATCGCTCCTCATTTGTTCTTTCCTCAATTCATGGACGATGATAACGAAGATGAACGGGAATGCGGAATCGAAATGGGACTGGAGCTGCTGACAGAGTGCGATACCATTGTAGTGGTCATAATTGACAACCATGTATCAGAAGGTATGATGGGGGAAATTTCCCTTTGCATGCAGAGGGCAGTAGAAATGGATGTTGAGATTATACGTCTCACCAGAAAAGAGGCAGAGGAACTGATTAGGAAGGTTGCTTGATATGGGTGTAAGGGATAGCGATATCGATATAGATCGAATTGTCGACTATAAAAGCGAATATAGCCAGGTGATCCGGAAGGCAAAGGTTACCGGGGATCGGCTTGTCGGATTATGCCCGTTCCACAAGGACAGCGACGCCAGCTTCACGGCAGACCTAAAGACTGGCCAATGGAATTGTTTCACAGAGGACATCGGCGGGAATTTTATATCTTTTTATGCCAAGATACATGGTGTAGAAAATAAGGAGGCATATAAGGATATCCTGGATAAATACGGCATTTTGCAAGAGGAGGCTGCTGCTGTAAAAAAGCCGAAAAGCGGCCTGGCCTCCTACAGTCTAGACGAGTATGCCTTTAACAAGCGGCTGCCAGTGGATTGGCTAAAAGAACACTGCCATCTTGAAACTGCGAAGGGCCGTGATCAGGTAACTTATCTTAAAGTGCCTTATTATGGTTATGACAAGCAGGAGTCTACTTACCGAAAGCGGTATGGCCACAAAGAGTTTCGATGGAAATTTGGTTCTTCGGGGAAGATCATTCCTTATGGTACATGGCGGATACCGGAATTTGAGACAGCTGGCTATGTCTGCATGGTGGAAGGGGAGAGCGACACACAGACATTATGGTACATGGATGTGCCGGCGCTGGGAATCGCGGGAGCCTCGTTGTTTAAAATAGACCAGGCAGCCATGCTGCAGAATCTGAAGCTCTACCTGCACATCGAGCCGGATCGGGGCGGTGAGACCTTCCTGGCCAGCATGACAAGCAAACTGAGAGAAGCAGAATTTCCGGGAGAAGTCTACACCTGGAGTTGTAAGATGTACGGCGCAAAGGACCCTTCGGAACTCTTTATCAAATATGGCAAGGAGGATGCTGCTAAGAAGATCGGCCGGGCGCTGCGGGATGCAAAGAAAATTGATTTGAATCGGTTGGAGGATGTGATTCCGGAGACGATCAAGGGGGCGCCGGTGAATTTAAGGCAGCCGGAAGGCTGGCTCTACTCGGAAAAGGGTATCAGTAAAATTGATGAAAAAAAGATGGTTCCTTCACTGGTCTGCCGAACGCCGATCATCCTCACGCAGCGCCTCCGGAGTCTGGAAACTGGCGAAGAGAAGATAGAGATCGCTTTCAAGCGTGACAACGAGTGGCACAGAGCTATTTTCCCCCGCAGCACCATATTTACAGCACGTGGAATCACAGTTCTTGCAGATCTCGGCTGTACCGTCACATCGGAGAATGCGAAGCTGGTTGTCAGCTTTCTCTCAGCACTGGAAGCGGAAAATATTGACATAATACAGAAAGCAGACGCCACAAATACCTTTGGCTGGCAGCCAGGAAACCGGTTTCTGCCAGGCCATGCCAGGGACATTGTTTTGGATGTGGACCCGACGCAGCGCGGACAAGTGGCAGCCTATTGCCTGAATGGTACAATGGAGGGTTGGAAAGCAACGATGGAGCCGCACCGGCACCGGGATAAGTTCCGCTTCATCCTGGCCGCCAGCTTCACAGCACCGCTGCTTCGAATCATCCGCCAACGGATATTCTTCGTATACAACTGGGGTGGATCCAAAGGCGGCAAGACGGCAGCACTCAAGGCAGCGTTGTCGGCCTGGGGGGATCCGGATCGACTGATGATAAATTTCAACGCCACACAGGTGGCGCTTGAACGCATGGCCGGATTCTACTGTGATCTGCCGCTTGGCATTGATGAGCGGCAGCTCGCCGGCCGTAACCAAGACAGCATGGAGAAGATTGTGTATATGTTGGCCAGCGGTACCGGAAAGGCAAGGGGAAGTAAAGGCGGCGGCTTGCAGGCAATGCAGACATGGAGGACCGTGGCAATTGCTACAGGCGAGGAACCGATCAGCACAGAGACCAGCCAGACCGGTGTTAGCACCAGAATCTTAGAGATCTATGGCGGACCGTTTGACAATGAGCGGGATGCCAGTATGATGCATCAACAGGCGCCGATGAATTGTGGCTGGGCCGGCGAGGAGTATATCGCGCTCCTCCTTAAGAGTGATGAGGAGACCATCCGGACGAAGTATGAAGAAATGGTACAGTATGTCTATGAGCAGGCCGATGGAAAGTCCGGATCCCATATCGCGGGTATTGCGGCAGTGGCCTTGGCAGATGCGCTGATAGATTCATGGATATTCAAGGGCCTTGATGAGCTGCAGCCGGAGTCATGGCAGCGGGCGCAGCTCATGGCAAAGGTGGTTCTTCAGGAGCAGCTTTCAGCCACCGGCGCCGATGTCAACGAGAATGCCACGCAGTTTATTGTTGACTGGATCATGTCCAACCGGATGCAGTTCGGGGAAAGGGCAATCGGGACTTGCCTTGGCATGATGCAGGGAGACAAGGTATATATATTTCCTTCTTTGCTTACAAATGCACTCACAAAAGCCGGCTATTCGGCGCGGAAGACGATGAAGTACCTGGCGGATAATGGTTTGATTTCCTCGGCAACAAAGTCAAATGGTGGTAAGGAATATTCGGTGATAAAGTGGTTTGGCAATCGAAGCCATAGATTTGTCGAGTTTCACCTGGGAAAACTGATTAAGGAGAAGGATCCGCTTATAGATGAAGAAGAAATTGCTCGGGATCTAAATATTGCAAATGAAGGTTTTAAGGAAGTGGTCACAAAGGAAAATCCTTTTAAACAAGAAACACTGGATTTGCCTTACTAATAAAACGCTACTGAAGTTTGAATCAATTTCCTTACGCCTAAAATTAGGCGTAAGGTTAGGCGTAAGGTTAGGCGTAAGGCAAAAAAGCCAATAAAATCAACGCTTTTTATATACATATTTATGATTCCTTACGCCTAATACATATTTATATGTGTTTTATAGAAAAGTTGCACGATGCACGATTTCTTGTCATCGTTATAAAAAAATGGGTGTGTATGCAAAAATTAGGCGTAAGGCGTAAGGAATGGCTTCAAACCCGCATAAGTACTGCGGTTGTCACCTAACGCCTAAGTAAAAAACTAGGCGTTAGGAAAGATCAGGCGTAAGGGGGTGCCATATGGAAATTTCCAAGGAAGAATTTATTCGGAACCTTGAAAAGCTTAGGAAAAACGAGACTTCCGTGCCTGCGGAGCTGCTCCGCACGAAGTATCAGGAAGCCTACAACAAATTGCGAAGGGAAATTTGCAGCTTTGCGAACGAATTTATGAAAGCTTGTGCAATTGGCGGTATCCGGGTACTGAAGACAGATACGAGCATCTTGTCGGCTATTATAGCGGCAGCTAATGACAAGGAAATCTGGCGCCGGGCCAGCCTGGCACTCTTCCGGGATAAGAGTTACCCGGAGTTCGAAGCAGCTGCACTTGCCCTGCACCAGAAAGTCCAGGATGTATACATACCTTATTTTCAGAGGCATTGTCATCGCTTGGAGGGCGGCACCATTCATAGTGATATCCTTGATCTGGATTGGGATTCAAAGAACAGGATCTGGAAAGGTGTTACGGCAGACGGTCGACCGTGCTGGAGCAGCTACATTCCATATGAGGAGGAAAGATGATCGATTTTACAAAATTTAATACAGTACGGGAATTCAGGGACTATATTCAAGAGACCGTTACCTGGGTACATACCGTAAAGGATGCTGAACGTTATCTTCGTTCGCATATGCCACTTGAAAGTTACTATCAGGATAAGATCAAGAAGCATCTTGAAAGGGAATATCCCGAAACCTCATTTGTCTGGAAAGAGTCGGCCGGCATATATTGCCAGCAGGGCATTCCGGATATCTGTTTCGTTCTTGAAGGGCAGTATTTCGGGTTCGAGGTGAAGCGCCCGATCCTGGGCGTTACCAGCAAGATTCAGGAAGCGACCATTGCCAGCATACGGCGCGCTGGTGGTATTGCGGAAGTTGTAGCGACACCCGCGGAGGTGGATACGATTATTGAAAAATGGGGGAATTGCAGTAAGGAGAAAATATAGATGACTACGATTAAAGAGCAGGAAATGTCTAAACTAAAGGAACTTATGTGTGATGAAGAACCAACCGGACCCTGCGCCGACTGTCCTTATGCTAATTGGATTGATATGTATGGTAAAGCTGTGTGGGGTTGCAATATGGCGTATCCCTGTCGTGCAGAAATGGAAAATGACGCATTGAGATAGCAACGGAAAAACTAGGAGGAATCGAAATGCCAAAGGGAAAATTATATCGTTGTTGTAACACTTGTGCCTATAAAGACAATAGTTTCTATGGGTGCAACAAGGCAAATGAATGTTACAACGGGTTTAGCGCCTATTCCCCAAACAATGAAATGAAAAAACAAGAAAAACAGGATCAGAGAGAATAAAACATAAAAAGGAGACCGAGGGAATGATTGATTTATTCGCAGATAATTTGTCACTGGCAATATGACAGCGAGATTGACAATGAGTGAAAGCTGGGTAGTATGGATCTAAAGGAGGACAATTAAAAGCGTGACCGAAGCCACGCCGTAGAATTATCTTAATTTGGATAAAGGTAAGAGCCTACTTTTTTAGACTTGAACTTATGATATAGAATAATTCCAATGAATGCGATGGGAATAGTAATAATTATCTTTTTCATATCGACGTACCTCTTTTCGTTTGTTTTAGTATGTCTCCATCATATCGCGAAAAAGTAAAGGGAAACTTAGAAGTAACTTACGGCAATCTTACAATATTGGCAAGAAATAATAAAGAAAGACAAGAACCTTGACAATTGAATATTGATAGTTGGGAAAATATGGTGTATTATCTTAGGAAGGGGTAAATATGATTCTAGTTAAAGATTTAATGGATTTTATGGCAGATTCATTGGCAAAGAATGAAATAGATTTAAGCAGTTGTGTGGAAGTTAATTATAAGGATGATATGTTTGAATTGAAAAAAATGCAATCATCTAAATATAGAAAATTTATTTTACAAGTAGAAAAGGCTAAGTAATCCTTGGAGGAAAAAATGATAAAGGTGCCAAATTTGACATTTGTGAATGCTTTTCGATTCGCAAAAGAAATGAGTGGAACTATATTAGAAGAAGGTGACGAATTTGATTTTTCAGACGTACATAACTGTGATCCATTCCCGATGTTATTAACATCAATGACTATTCGGAAAACGAAAGAAGAATCGGGGACTTTAATGTGCCGAGCAACGCATTGCGAAAATTCTTATGCTGAGCATATGAGGTTTTATAGAGCCATTGGAATAGATAGGGGGAGGGATCTGTTAGAAAACTATGGAAATAGCAACTATCTTCCGATTACTAGATTGGAAATAAGGGATCTGAGGGTGCAAGGATTCAAAAGTAAGGAGCGCGTACAAGAAGTAATAGAGAATAAAGCAAAGGCTATGGCGACAGTTCTTTCTAAAGGGAATGACTCTTTTAAAAAGTGGTTGAAATATATATTAACAGAACTCATGCGCAATATACCGGAGCATAGTAAAGCAGATTCAATCTGGTACTGCGCTCAATATTGGCCCTCATATGATCTGGTGGAATTGGCGATCATGGATGCGGGGATTGGAATAAAGGAAAGCCTTTTAGACAATTATGCTTATGGGGAATTGATAGATAACGATTTAGATGCAATTCAAATGGCGATGAAACCGGGAGTGTCAAAAGCATTTGCACCAGGTAGCTATAGCTTGTCACAGGACGAATGGGCCAATTCTGGATACGGTTTATACATGGTTAGTCATTTGTGTAAAGAGCTGGGAGGTAGTTTCATTTTGGCAAGCGGTGATTGCGGGGTTAAAGTTGATCATGATGGAAAGAAAAATGTATATGATACCCAGATTAAAGGAACGGCAATACAGATCAGAATAAAACCATCAAAAATAGATAATTACGAAGACCTTGCTAAAAAAATATTAAGGCAAGGGGAGAAAACAGCTAAAGAGAGCAGCAATGCATTCAAAGTAGCATCGAAATCAACCAAAAGTTTGTTTTGGGATGGAGATTAATAGATAATCAATTAAAAAACCAACTATCAATACTCGATAGTTGGTTTTTTATTGTAGAAAAGAGGAGGTGATTCCGTTGGATAAAAAAACACTGGAAGACTATAAGCGGCTCGGGGATCAGATCACGGCGCTGGAAGACCAGATTCAGAAGCTAGAGGTCCAAGCAGCTAAGTATGAGTTTGGGGCTGTAAAAGGGAGTAACCCGAATTTTCCGTATCAGCCTATGGCTTTTCATGTTTCGGGTTATAACATTCGTACCGACGAAGAAAAACGGCAGCGGATTGAAAATCTAAAAATAAGGCTGGGAAAGAAGAAGGCAGCAGCAGAGGAGAAGCGACTCGTGGTACAGGAGTTTATTGCCAGCATAGAAGATCCCACAATTCAGTTAATTTTTACGTACCGCTACATCGATGGAATGACACAAGAGGTCGTTGGAAGAAAATTGCATATGGATAAAAGCAGCGTAAGCAGAAAAATTGATGATTATTTGAAAGTTGCAACGCATGCAACAAATGCAACGTTATAATGAAAGATAGGTAAGTGTAGAGCTTGCCGAGTATCCTCCCCGACATACAGAGCGCCTTGCAGATGCAGGGCGTTTTGCGTTGCGGGGGTGCCTCTTTTTAATGATCGCCTAAAATAATACCCAAATACTATTTTAGGGGTGACGTACAAATGAACAGCTTTATAAGTTGGATTGGCGGCAAGAAGCTGCTACGTAACAAAATCATGGAGCAATTCCCAGAGGCCGGCAGCTATGACCGGTACATAGAGGTATTCGGTGGTGCCGGGTGGGTATTGTTCGCAAAAGATCGTCAGGCGGATCTGGAGGTCTACAACGATATCAATGGGGATCTGGTTAATCTGTTTCGATGTGTCAAATATCATGCGGGGGAACTGCAGCACGAGCTGGATGGTTTGTTGATGTCCAGGGAGATGTTCTTTGATGCCCGGGAACAGATTAAGAGCCGAGGACTGACGGATATCCAGAGGGCGGCACGGTTTTACCAGCTAATTCATTGCAGCTTCGGTGCGGACCGGCATTCATTCAGGTGCCATAGCAAGGACCTCCAGAAGGCTGTTGGCTATCTGGCAGAGGTGAGTGGCCGGCTAAAACGTGTGGTGGTCGAAAACCAGAGCTATGAGCGCTTGATCGCAGTGTATGACCGTCCGGGTGCTTTATTTTATCTTGATCCGCCGTATTATGCAGTGGAGGATTATTACACCGGATTTGAGGTAGAGGACCATGAGCGGCTGCGGGATATCTTAGCTGGCATTAAGGGCCGATTCGTGTTGTCTTATAATGATTGTCCGGAGATCCGAGAGCATTACAGAGATTATACGCTGGTAGAAGTTGATCGGCAAAATAACCTGGTCGCAAAGTCAGGCGGCCAGCGGTACAGAGAGCTAATCATTAAAAATTTCTAACACCTATTTACAAACGCATGTTCGACATGTATAATGTAAACGGGTATTATTTTAGGGCAAGGGGTTTCTGCTTCGGTGGGGCTCCTTGTTTTTACATATGAGGATTGCCGAATGGAAATCGATGTTACAAGTAAGGAGACGAGAGCGGCGTTCTACAATTCCAGAGATTGGAAGGCAAAGCGGCAGGAGATTCTAGAGCATGACCATTACGAGTGCCAGATGTGCAAGGCGGAGGGCCGAGTGACAACGGGGGATCACGCCACACTGGAGGTAGACCATATCAAAGAGCTTGAGCGCCATCCGGAACTTGCGCTTGATAATGATAACCTGCGGACGCTGTGCAAGCAGTGTCACAACAAAAGACACAAGCGCGGGTTTAAATATAGGCAGACGAAAAAACAACATAAATGGAATGACGAAAGGTGGGATTAAGTTATGGATATTCAATTCAAGGTAAAGGACGGCGAAGTGCCGGAGGTATTTGTTGATGGAAAGAGCTTTGGCGTTGTCGCCCTGAGTTACGTGTACGTCACGAGGGCGGGTGCGGGGGCAGGAATGCGGATGTTAATCGCCACCGTGTTGACAGGAGATGATGACGTGCAACATGTACTGTCCTACAACGAAGCGACGGGAGAGAAATTTTACCAATGACACCCCCCGGGGTCAAACCTATCGGCATTTTATGATTTGGTGGGAACCGATGGATGGGGGCAACTCCGAGGATGGATGGCCTTTTCACGTGAGGGGGGGGGGAGGGTAGTGAAGTACAATTTAAAAAAGCTGGAAAAAGAATTGGCGGGCAGAATAGATAAGGACAGCCAAGTGCAAAGGGAAAAGGTCGCCCGCTACCTAAGCCTGGTTGCAACATTTTACGACTTGGATAAGTACGTAGAAGAGAAGGGGCCTATCGTGATTACCCAAAACGGATGCCAGCAATTTATTAAAGCCAATCCGGCGATACAGGAGAAGAATAAAATAAATATGCAGCTGCTTGCGATCGAAAAGAGTTTCGGCTTTGGGACAGGTGAAGATCCGCCGGATGGAAGTGATCTTGTTTGATCAGCAACAAATACTTTGACGAATTTAAGAGGGCCATAAAAAACGGCACCTACATAGCAAACAAAGAACAGC